CAGATGCTGTCGTAAACGAATATCCTTTCTTTGATGATGAAGCCAATCATGATGATTATATTGATTGGGGAAATTTTGACATCACACGATTATATGCAATTATATAAGTTTAACTAAATTGTCTTCCAACTCTGTGGGTGCATCAGGTACTTCTTTATACTTTTCTTCAAAACCTTGAAATGAAACTGTAAACCACTTCTTATTTTCATCAATTTTAACAATTTTGAATAGTCTATCCTCAACCTTTAGGACTGCACCAAGATCGGGCTTTACTGTCTTCCATGATGCAGAAAACCGGAATTGACCATAATTCACATATTCCACTCGGAACAAACCACCAACAATATGATCTCCAACATTTGGCATTACCATCTTCTTAAACTGGTTTCTTGATATTTGCATTTTTGGTTGCATAAGATTTGGTGTTTGCATAATTATTCCTTTCCGTAATTTTTGATTATTTCATCAAGTTTTGTAATAGAATTTTCAAGCGCTGATATATATTTTGAAATACCGATGCGATCCGCGGATAAGACTTCATCAGATAAGGATAAAATTTCCCTTGCAAGCAGAGCATCAGTATATGCTGTAGCTTTTTTATACTCTTTACCCAAATCATCCGAATCAATATCTTTTACTGTTAAACCGACTGTGGGTTTGATTGTATTGTAATTTCCCATTGATAAACTAATTGATTTGTTTATAGTTAGATCAACTTTCTTTCCCATATTATAACTCCACATTTTTCTTCTATTATACAATAAATTGAAAGAATTGTAAACTAAAAATCAAAAAGAATTGGTATTTTTGACTTCAATTCATTATGTAAAGATGTAATAAGTTCAACTACTTGAGGATGTGCTCCCTTTGCAGTTCTCATTTTTATAACATGTCTCCATTCCCGTAGATTTGCAGTCATGAAAAGTTCTGTTTTCAAACAATTTGGTAATATACTTCTAGCTTCTTGTGGAGACCATTTTTGTTCTCTCAAAGATTCATATGATTCTTCCACTTCAAACAGGTGTGACAACCATTCGTGAACATCTTCTCCAATATGGCTTCCATTGCTTTCATAAACATCTTCCATTGAACCATATTTTCCTGGTTTGATATGTATCCAAGGTGGTATAATAAAAGTAAGGCCACCTTTCATATAATCAACATACCTTGTGGATTCCTGGGAAAAAGAAGATAGTCTATGCCTCACAAGTTCGTGGGAAATTCCACGGTCACAAATAAACTTCACGGTAACAGAAATATGTTCTATTACAGATTCATGACCATTTTTGATGATCTTCTCTGCAAAAGCAATATCCGAATCTTCGGTTATTTTATTTTCTGATTTGTAACAGATTCTACCAATTGATTCAATAGTTTTGAGTATATTCTTATCAATTTTTGTAAGAATAGAAAATGATTGATTTATCAGGTTCACAGATTAGTCTTCCCACCTATATTTTTCGCCTCTAACAAGCACAATATATTCACCATCAACCAAAGAATCCCAGGCATCTTCAAAAGCATCAGGATCCAAATGTTTCAATTTATTTTGTAATTGATCTTTGGTAAAATTTTTGAGTTTTTTCGCTGCTGTGCTGATAATATTTTCTCCACCAACGGTTTCATTCAAATAACCATCAATTTTGGACAATAAGGTTTCTGTTTTCTGGAAATTGGACATAATAATTCCTCCAAAATATATTTTTCTTATATTTATACAGAAAGTAATTTGAAAACAGATTTTGATAAATAACTAGAAATAAACATCATCAATATTTGTATCCAAATGGAATATATTTTTTCTTCTATAAGAAATACCATCCTCATATGGAACACAAATACAATCCCCATCGTGCCGATGGTTTCTAAAAAAAGCAATCTTTTCTGTCAACATATCTACCCTACTTTCTAAAGTTTTGACCTTTTCTCTTAACCTCTTGATTTTTTCTTGATCATCAATTTCCGACCAATATCGTTCCCTTGAGGCTTTCATTTCACAATCTTCTGGCATAGTTATTATCCCTCCAACAAATTATATACAGTATTCTTAAACGAAACATCTGTCATTTCCCAATAAGATTCCTCAACATTTCGATAAAAGGTAACCAACTCTCCAATATAAACATTATTATACATATTCAAAAAACATTTATCTGTATCCAATAAAGATCGGAAAAACCTATGTTCGGTTGCAATAGATGGTATACAATTATTTCTCACAGCATCAAAAATATAAGGATCAAGATGACCTCTGTAATAATCCTCGGTTGATCCGATAATAATAGTATTCTGTGCGGATTCATATCCAAGATTTGTTTTTTCAATACCAAGTGAAGCATATTCTTTTTCTTTCTTCTGGATAAGATCATTTGAATTATAAGCAACACGAAAATCCGGCCAATATGTCTTTATATCCAGATAATATTTTTCAAACGATTTTATCCTATCAGATATTTTACCTTTATAGAGAAGATGAATTGGTTTTTCTTTCTCGTTCAACGCTATATCATCTATATTTCGTATCTTTGTCCAATGAGGCAAATAAGTAAAATACCTTCTGGTAATTAAAGCTGGTTCAGTAAGGTGGATAAAGCGATGATTTGAAAAATAAGAAACTTCATCAGGTGCAAGAGAAAAATTTGAGTCAAAAATAACCGTGCGAATTTTATCCCGTATTATCTTTTTTACACTCTCGGTCTGTAAAAGTAGTTTATCTGCTTTATGATCTTTTTCGGTGGAAACCCATGATAGAAAAAAACCGGAAACTCCCTTTTTATTTTCAGATAATAAGGAGGATGTTTCCTGTGAGCAATTGATACAAGAAATCATTTTTCACTCCAAGTGATTTCAAAATCTGACTGAAAATCTGATTTCTCCTCTTTCTCAAGTTGAATAATGAAATCAATTACAGCTTCCGAAAATCCGTTTATTCCTACCCAATTTTGATCTTCAAAATCAATACCGTATTGGTATGGAGCAACATTGATCATATAACCTTTTTTAGGATCAAAGTGGTTGATATTATCAGCAGACTGTTCATCTGTAATAACAATTACCCGATCATAAGATTTTTCCTCTCTTGCAACTTCACCTAACGCTTTTCCAAGATATGTACCAGAATGAATTTGTGAATCATAGATACTTTTCGCAAGATTGAAACCTCTGTTCGGTCCAATTTTTACAGCATAGTTTGAAAAAGAATATATTGAAACATCTTCACAAATTTCCCTCAATAGAATTGCAAGACCATTTGCGATGTCAACCCTATTATAGGAAGACCTAACATCTGTATGATCCATAGAACCAGAAACATCTACCAACAAAACAGTCTTTCCTGCAAGTCTTTCATGCCCTTTGAGGCACCTCATCATTGCGGGTTCAATATCTTCACGGAAAGAACCTGAATAACGATCTGCTGTAATAAATCTGAAAGGTAAAATTCTATCAACTTTCATTTCATTCAAAGCAATCCGGATCAGATGTGAATTTACACCAACATTTTCCATATTTCTCAATGCCTTCAACAAAGCCATTGGACCCAATTTTCTTTCTTTCAAGAGTCTTTCCCAAGTATCTTTCTTGAATTCATCTGTTTTTTGACCTTCACTTGATGTAAAAGCGGTTTCCCATGTATCCGCCAAAGCAAGTTTATCTTCCACATAGGTTTGGCAACCACAATTTTTTGGACAAATTTCCTGATTCTTATGAACTTCTTTTACCCAATGATTGTGACCACAAGTACAAAAACCACCAATCACCTGGCGGAACAGTTTAGCCTGTTCTTCATTTGCAGGTTTTGGGTGACACATAAAAATAACATCTTTCAAAGAAACATGTTCATTACCTTTGTATTTTGCTAAACTATAGGCATTAAATTTCTTTATAGTATTGGCCAATGCTCTCTTGACCTGTCTTGACAGGGGTTGCTTTTCTTCCTTCCAATACAATTCAAGGAAACGATAAATTTCATCAGGTCTTTGAATAACACTTTCAATTGTTTTACGGATAAGTCTTGGATGACCAGACCTTTTAGCAAGTAATCTTGCAAGAAGAATCGGAACTGAACGCAATTTGAATTTGATTCGTGCTTCTACAGCAAGTTTTGCAAGAACATTAGGATCCACTTCTTTACAAAGAGATTCAATTCTACTGAAAATAGATTCACCATTTTCATAAAAAGAATCTTCCCACAACATACAACTCAAAACTGATCTCCTTAATTCTTGATCAGGAGTAAGTTTCCGAGCATTTGCTCCTTCATGCGTGGTATTTTGCTCTCCGTAATTTCTCACTTTCCACATATTATTTCTCCTTTTTTTATTTTAGGGATCATTTTGAGAAGATTTTTTGGTGGCCTAGGCCACCAAAAAATATTTTTTGGTGGCCTTGTGGGCCGCGAAGGTAAACTGCAACCTTCCATCCTCTTTGCGTTGTATTCTTCCCATTCGCCACTATAAAATAATTATAATAAAAGGGAGAGGGATCATTCAAATAAGATATAATTTGATTCAATCAAAGGGTTGTAATCTTATTTTACACCACTCCGAGTTATTTTATAACAAACTTACATGAAAACCAATATCATCAACTTCTATATCAGGTAGATAGTCCTGTATTATTTCGGTAATACCGTATTTGAAATCATACAGACTTTCATCGTCATTCATTTCCACAGGACTTCTACCTATATAAATTCTATCATCAATTACGAAAACATCCAAATCATTTATAATATTATTGAACTGTTCCTTTGTCAAAATTTTTGCATTTACTTCAATACCAAAAATAACCATTATATTATCATTGACAGGTTCTTTCATAAAATTTCTCCTTATAAATTATAGGGATCAACCGAATTGAGATGTGACACTCTACGGGGCAAGCCCCGTAGCTTCTGCTTAGTTTTCTAAGCATTCTTTTTCTTGCTTCAACGACAGTTCCAACGAACTATCTCCACAAGCGTAAATTCCCGTATGCCCTACGGTACTCAATCCTATATAACTATGCAGGTTGTAATCTCAAATCACACCACTACAATAATTGGAAATATCTTATCATATTTTCTCCAAATTGTAAACACTACTCTTTTCTTTTTTTACCATCACGAATAGCAACTTCTTCCAGATTACTTTCATCAGATTTTATTCCAACATTTGGAACTTTTGTCATTGACGCTAAAACGGGTTCTATAACAGCTTTTCTTACTGGAGAAGAAATATCATCTAATCTACAATACAAACCCGATGCTGTAACCTTTATTGGCTTTTTTACTTTTTCTTGAACATGTTTAATAGCTTCTTCATGAGTAAACGCTCCAACAAATGCTATCCAATTTGATGCGTTGTCTTTTGAAGGTATCTCATATTCAATTTTGAACACTGAAACAGCCATTCCCACTACCTCCTTTTTCATAATATTTACAATATATAGTTTATATTATGAAAAGATGTAAACTATTTTTTCTTTTTACCTCCTTCTTTTTTTCTTTTTTCAGGCGCTTTCTTTTCTTTCTTACCCTTATTCTTGCTTTTTCCCATTTCTGGTCACCCCCTTCTTTTTCTTTCCGTTATTTTTTTCTTCATCTTCCTCAGCTGAATAATCTGCCGCTTCTTCACTATTTTGATAGAGCTTCATAATTTCTTCAACTTGTGAGTATTGTTTATTTATATTCAACCACTCATTCAGATCAGCTAAAAGATGAGGATGTTTTTTCAATCCTTCCTGTGCCTTTGCAATACCAACACCCAACTTCTCACCTGTTTTTTTCACAACATAGGTGTTACCTTCAAGGTCAATAAGACCAGCTACCTCTGTCATATATTCAAGAAGGCCAGCATAGGGATCAAGACCATCAACATAATGTAATGATACAGATGCTTGCTGGAATGGAGGTGTAATTCTGTTTTTCATCGTTGTTGCTGACAGTAAATTGCCAATTACATCCTTCTTATCCTTACCTTTGATGTCCTGTTTCTTCACAGAAATCAGAATACTCGGAAAATACCGAATAGCTTTTCCACCACCAACAGCATCAGGCATCGGGATCAAACCTGGTCTACTGTAATAATGTCCTGTCATGATACCAATCGAATTGGTTTCAATACAGAAATTCAAAAACAACTTTACCATGGCCCGGATACTCTTTGCCAGTAAACCCTGATCGCTTTTTATATCGTCTTTCAATGCCTGATTGAAATATCGATCTGTATCAAGACCACCCAATGAATCCAATCCAACAATAAACTTCTGCCTACCTGTCTTTCGTGCAATATCAAGGAGGGTACTGATAACAGAACCCACCTGATCCACATAAGGAGCATAAACAACTTTGATTCTCTCCGGATCAATTCCCCATCGTTTACAAAATTCAGCGGAACATCCTCTTTCAGTATCAATAATGACAGGGATAAACCCCTTTTTCTGCGCATCAGCCATAACCAATGCCATAAAACTGGATTTCATACTACCCTCAGGACCAACAATACCAACCAATGATCTTGTTGGTATACCGTGATATATATTGCCAGAGAGAATTCTATTCAAATCATAGGAAGGCGTTGATACCCACTCGTCTTCTCGGATATTATATATATCCGATTGTGCAAGAGTGCTTACATGGACTCCTTTGATATTTTTTTCCAAATCTCGTTGTATGATATTCATTGTATCACTTATATCCACATTTACCATAATCATTCTCCTTTCAATCTCTTTATTTCTTCTTCCTTTATAGCAAACCAGAAATCTCTTATACCAATATCCTGTTTATATTTCTCCACCATATTCTCAACCAATGTCACAATAGTAGGTACACCATAATTATTCCCATCTACATCCATATATGGTCGGAGTAAATTTCGAATATCATCTTCATCTTGGCACACTTCCTCAACAAAACGATGGAGTCTCCGGATTTCTATTTCTTGGTCTGACATATGACTTGCCGTTTCATCTTTCAGTTTCTCATACTTGGCCATTATTATATCCTATTTTTCATTTTTTGTAAACTCATTTTCTTTTTGGCTTCCTCTGTATGTTTTCTACCAGTATTTGCCTCACTTATTTTTCTTCTGGTTTCTTCTGAAATTTTTCTACTTTTTGCCGCTTCGGACAATTTCTTTTTATGTTCTTCCGATTTTGGTCCTCTTAGCTTCATCAGGGTTTCTTCTGTATGTTTTCTACCATACATCGGATTATTTTTTCCTTTGACATCGTGATGGTTATCTCTCAACTTTTGTTTATGCTCTTCGGTTCTATTTTGTGCTGCCAACCTCAATTTTTGTTTATGCTCTTCGGTTCTATTTTGTGCTAACAACCTCAACTTTTGTTTATGTTCTTCCGATTTTGGACCAGAATGTTTTCCTTTATGTGCTTCACTCATTCTTTTTCTGGTTTCAGCAGAAGCTTTACAACCTGATCCACCATCATTTCCCCAGGTCAGATTATATCCACCTTCCGTCCAATGTGTATGATGAACCATAATCATAAAAGTTTCCATTATGCCAGCTTCTTCCCACGATTGGCAGGTTTTGAGAATATCCCACTTGAAATTTTCTGGACCATATTTTCTTATAGCATTATGGAATTTGGTATTATCTTTATTACTTTTACTACCATAGGTGTGATAGTATGATCTGCTTTTTGATCCACCAGTCAATAATTTATTTGTTCTTCCAACATACTCTTCCTTCGTGATGGAATTTCTTGCTATGTAAACTATATTGACTTTCATTGACTTCCATCCTATAAATAAGATTGAGAGGACAGCAGTTATCCATCCTACTGTTTCCGGTATGTTTGCAGCATCCGGATTACTCTCTATCCTATTTATATAAAATCAATTACTTATTTCTGATATTGTGGAAAATCCATCTTCCTTTGTTATGTCATATTGTTTCATTCCATTCAAATCACCAAGATCATTTCTATGTGTAACAATAAATACCTTACTACCATCATCTATCTGTCTTTGCATAATAATTTTCAAAAGGTTATCTAACCCAACTTTATCAACACTTGTATCCAACAATTCGTCCAATAATAACAGATCGGGGTATACACCAAGTTGTAATCTGGATACATCCAAAAGTGCAAATAAAATTGCCAGATCAATACTCTTGGATTCACCACCAGAAAGATTACCATATCCAGCATTATAAACACCAGGACCTTTGATCTCCTCGTCCATGATATTATTCAAATTCAAATAATAATTGATTTCTGCCTTGGCCAAATAATGGTTAATCTGTCTGGTAAGATAAGGCATGATGAAGGAAATAGCATACTGTTTTGCATTTTCATCCTTACATACCACTTTGATATAATTCAAATAATCCGAAAGTGATGTAAGTTGTTTACAGAGATCATCCAATTCTTTCAATTCGATTTCCAGTTGATCCAGTTTCTTGTTATTTTCCTTGATCTGTCTTTTCAGTTCTTTTTTTGTATCATCTTCCCAAATAATTCTCTCCTCCAATGTTGCCTTCTTGGATTTCAAATCGTTGTATTTGTCAAGTTTCTCTTTCTCTTTATCCACCATCAGCTTTTGTTTGTCTTTCTGCTTCTCTGCCTTCTTATGACCCCTTTCATAATTTTCCAATAACTCTTTACTAGTTTTGATTTTATTTTCCAAACTTGAAATATTTTCTGTGTCCGATTCAACATCAATTGCCTTGATAATTGAATCTATATTTTCCAATTTTGAAATAGCATCATCGTATTCTTTGGAATTCAAGAGTAAACTTTTTATGGATTTTTCACAAGTTTCAAGATTACCTTTCAACTCGTTCAAAGAAGAATACTTTTGCTCAATGGATTCTTTTATGGTCTCCAATTCTTTTTGATGTTCTTCCAAATCTCCCTGTAGGTTGGGTAATAAATTCTTGTCAATCTTGGAGTTACATAATGGACAAACCTTTTTACCTGACAGGTCATTCATACTCTTTGTCAATTGAGTATAATGAACATTCTTTTCTGCTAGCTTCAACTCTTTCTCATGGATTTTTCCCACAAGACCATCAATCTTTTTCTGTAAACCACTTTTCTTTTCTCTTTCTTTCTCCAGTTTCTTATCAACACCTTCAAACGACTTGATAATGTCCAGATACTTTTTCTTATTCTTCTTGTGACCGGAAATTTCACCCTTCTTCTTTTCAACTTGTTCCTCAATCTTCGTTTTTTCTTTCTGGAAGAATTGAATGTTGTTCCCAATCTCTGTTATCTTGTTACTGGCACTGATACAATCTGCGTTCAGAGTATTGAAAAGATTTACAGCAGAATTATATTCGTTTTCTGGATTCACCCTTTCTTCCAATTGCTTCAAAATGGTATCCAACTCACCTTGAGAAGATTTGATTCCAACCAGTTGTAAAGACAATTCTTGGAGCCTTGTTTGTAAATCTGATTTCAAATTATCCTTGATTGCTTTTTCTGTATTATGAACCGCTAACTTATTTTCAATCAAAGCCAGCTTTTCATTGGACAGTTTATTCAGTTCAGAAAACATCTCCAAACCAAACATCTTTTCCACAAAAAATCTCTTACGGGTGGAATCCATTTGAATGAATGGAGTATAATTGTTGAGATTGACATACACCAATGTACAAAATAAATGATAATCTATTTTGAGTATTTCATTTTCCAGAATTTTTTGGTACTGTCGAACATCGGGTGGTTGAACAATAATTTTACTGTTCTTATAGATTTCAAGATAGTCTGGTTTTATTCCCCGTCTGACCTTGAATGTATCACGGCCAACTTTGAAAGTAACCTCTACCTGACAATCCTTTCGGTTCTTCCAATTGATGATCCGATCTTTTGTTACAGATCGGTTTGTCCTACCGAATAGTCCAAAAGTAATGGCTTCAAAAAATGATGAATTGTGTGATAAAATTCCGTTGGAATAATATTGTTCAACATCCTCTACTTGTATATCATACAAATCTTCTTTTTTATCAAGATATTTTGATTTTATTACTTGTTGTTGGCCATCAATTGTTTCAATAAATTGACCAACTACAATATTTTTGATAAATTCAAATCTACCATTGGTAAATATTTTATGATTTGGTGATCCTGTAAGAGAGTAGTCTTTTGTTTTTATAAAATATGTTACTGAATTTTCTTCAACCTTTTTAGCTGCTAAAATCCTTTTTGGACCATATGGTGTTTGAACTGAAACCTTTCCAATATGTTGTGGAAATTTATCATAAAATTCACATATCTTTTGAATATCACATTGTATTCTCATTTTGTATTATAAATTCCTTACATAAATTCAAATTTACTTCTTTTGTTGTAGATGACCATATTTCCAATATGTTATAATGTGCCGATATAGCTAAATCCAATTTTTCTTTTTGGTATAAAAACTGATTATCAGCATTTACTCCAAAAGGTGTTTTCCATATTTCCCATTCTTTTTCATTCAATACATTTGGATTTGGATGAAATTTTTCTCCATTGTATTCTATTATAACTTTTATTTTTGGTATTACAAAATCATAAAAAAATCTCTTTTTATATAAAATTTCACCATCCTTTTTACAAGAAAACAATTTGAACTCACCTTGTTCATTACATCCTATAAATATGTCTGTTTGATTATAACCTCTTTCAATTAGCCAATCATATAGTGGTATAAATATTTGTAAGGACTCCTTTGAATATAATTTATTTTTTCTATTTTTCAGTATCTTTTCATTTCTTTCATTATGTTTTTTTCTACCTTCTGTTTCACCATACCTTTTTATATAATTGGATAAAGTAGATGAACTGTTTTTACATTTTTCTTTCCATTTTTTTCTGCCTTCACTTTTACCATATTTTTTGATATACGAAAGAACAACATTTTTTTTTCTTATTGATTTTTTCCTGTTCTTCTATTGTTTTGGACTTCAAAGTGTTTTGCCACCTGGTCTGCCTATCTTGCCATACATATAAACCATTTTCTTCCCCATATTTTTTTATACACCTTTTTTTCGAAAATGTAGATTGTCTTTCAGATAACTTTTGTTTTGCTTCTTCTTCCGTATAACCTTGTTTCAACCAATATTCAATTCTGGTATTATGGGACTCATAATATTTTTTAGGATCTTCAATTTTCACTTTTTTGTGGTGTAATACTCGGAGACTTTGGTGTTCTTTTACTCTTTGTTTCGCCTCGCTTTCAGAAAACCCTTTATTTATCCAATAAATTATGTTTGAAGGCCTTCTTTTTTGTATTTCCACTCTAGCATCTTCTTCCGAAAATCCTTTCTTTATCCAATGTTCAACGGTATATGGTGATGACATATTATCTTTCCTTTTATAATTTGATAAGTATATTTATATCAACCGTTCAGGAAAGTCAACATATCGGATTTTATATCATCATCAACATATATTTCTATTTTTGTGTTTCCCGTAACACATTTTCCAGCACCATTACTTCTACCGGTAGTCTTATCCACACCTGTAATAAGATTTATCCCCGGCTGGAATTTCAGAGATTGTGTTTTATTTCCGAATGAGAGGAAGTTGCGGAAACTTACTTCCAAAAAATCAATTTTCATTTCGTTTCTTTATCTTTCTCCGAATTATAAATTCCAAGTATTGAATAGCCACAAATATCATTCCATGGCGATTCCTTATTGTAGTCTTTATTATAACAGATTCGAAACAGTTTGTCAATAACTCTTGTGATTGCCAATAAGTCCCTGTACTGGTTTGGTTTTACACCGTCTGGAAATAAAACTTTGAGTATTTTATCTGATTGAGCAAAGCTATCTCCGTAGGCTTCATTTTTCTCTTGTACTAGCTTACCGATTTCAGCACCAATTTTCTCATACACATTTTCCATTATTTTAGCCTCCAAAAATTATAAAAAAAAGATGAAGAAATTTCTCCCTTCATCTTTTTTCGGTTTATCAATTTCCTTATTACTTCTGATTCGGAAACAATTTTTCAGACCGTCTCCGAACGGTCCACAAACCGAGAAGTCCAGATGCCAGACAAAGAATTGCTGGCGGACCCGGAACTGGAGAAGGAGCAACCAAACCCTGGTACTGAATCAACCTTCCATTTGAATCATACTTTCCAGGAGTGATCCAGTAAAACTTGTTTACATCGCCACTATTACCGGTAAGGGCAGTAAGATAAGAATCATACAGGTTGATCTGATTTGGTGTTGAAAGTGACCGGTTGATGTCGAATGTGTACACACCATCACCAACAACTTTCCAAATAGCGGCCTGTAGGGCTAATGATGTATCTCCCTGTCCTGCGGTTCCATAATGACCAAGTAACCAAGCTACTTCATCAGCATTATTTACAGGGTTTCCGTAAATAATACCAGAATGGTTTACAACCGTATTATTATATATATTTGGAACATAAATGGTTGTAAACAGATCAAGACAATAGACATAATCCAATGCCTCTCCGTTCAAATATGAAACATCCAGTGAACCTCCTCCTTCCGTAGAATTTGATCCATTTACTGTTACATAAATGGGGCTGGTAAATGTTCCGCCGGCCTGAAAGGTATCTGCCTGAGCAAATCCTGCCAACACCATCAGAAAAACACCCACCAACGCTAAAACAACTTTTTTCATACCTACCTCCTTCAATTTTCAATGTTATAAATATTGTATAACATTTGTTTACAATTGTAAACATCGGTTACAAATATTTTTATCTTTTCTTCTTATTCTTTTTCTTGGCCGCCTTTTCCTGTTCCTTCATCTGATCGTAAATATCCTCGGTTAGGGAAGCCACCCTCTTTGCCCAACCAGGATCATCTGAATTCAATTTTACTTCTTCAATGAAATCCTGAATATCATGGTCTACAATTCTATACGGATCTTTTTCATCATCAATGGAAACAGATGTGTGGCGAAGCTCATGGCGGAGAAGTCTTATCTTATCTTTATTTTCTATATTCTGCCACGCAACTTTATCAATAAAGATAAGATAAGTAAAACCTTCATTGTCTTTTGCTTCCTTAGCGGTCAATAACTTCAATAGGTCATTGGTTTTCTTGATACTTGCCAGGACAACCCGACCACCCTTGGTCCTCTTTTTAGTGTCAAAAAGACATTTGATCTTGGCATTCAGAAGATCGGGGAAATACTTGCTTCTAACAGTTTCCAACATTTCATAAACATTTTCATCAACACTTTCGAACCTCATAAACATTTTCTCCTTTATTTTTTTATGGGCTGGAACCAGAATATTGATATATGGAAAAATTCAAATCAACAACCAAAAACCAGATTATGTCCGGACACCCTCTACAAGCATAAACAACAAAAATATTTTCTGCATATGGAGCTCACGGAAGGAGTAAGGTTTTCACCCAAGAATTGTAATTTCCAAAATATAATATCTGGTTCCAACCACTTTTTTACTCCAATGGAGCAAGCAGTTCATCCAAATCAACATCAACATTGACCATAGTCAGAGCATTTGCTTCCTTTATCTTTGCATCTGCACCATAAAGCCAATTTTGTAACTGGACAATTTTTTTATCAACAGCTTGAACCTTATACTGTGGCTCCACCGTCTTTTCCGTGGTACTGAAATATCTTTCTTTCTTTGACACATCCGACCTCAAAGATTTCAGGTCATTGATTCTTTCCCTTACTGCCTTCATAATGACAAGGGTTTCATTTACTGTTTTCATATATTTCTCCTTTCTTCAATTATGATGTATCTTATCACATCATAAATAAATTGTAAACATCAAAAAATATAAATATATGGAAAAGAAGGAAAGAAATGGAATGGATGATCTTATATTCAAATACCTGATAAATGAAAAGAAAAATGTCGATATTCCACCGGAATTATCAAAATATATAAAGAAAATAAAAGAGAATTGTTCACAAATCATAAAGGTATATAAAAAAGAAAACAAGTTATTGTATAGAGGTATGTATTTTGATGACCCAACAAAAGATTTTATAAAAAAGAAACCAAGGAAACATCGAAAACCCTCTGATACGACAGAGTTTGCTACAAGAGAAATGGATAAAAGATTTTATAAAAAGTTCGGCTGGAAACCAAGGACCGAAGGTGTTTTCGCAACAGGTTCATTGACCACAGCTGAAAGTTATGGGAGAAATCTTGCAATATTTTTTCCTTTTGATGGATATAAATATATTTGGTCTTCAAAAATTCGCGATTTTTATGAATCCACATCATATTCCCATATGACAAAGACAGAATTGTTGAGAATGGATAAAAATGAAGTTTATAAAGAATTTGATAAAATAATAAAAACATATACAGATAAATATTTATCCGAAGCAATTTGGAGTCTTTCTGAAATTATGTTCAAATGTGATTATTATTATGCAATGGATTATAATTTTGTAGTTAAAGTATTGGAAGGTGGACCAATTTTACCAACTAAATTCTTATAATACAATTTACTCTTTACCATTCATCATCTTTTCCATAATGGAAAGCAGGGTTGTTGAATTGATATGTGATGGCAATTCAATGTTTTGAACATAATCGTGCAAAATTTCCCTAACCGATTTCACCTGTGCAACTTCTTCCGTATTGAATGAAATATCCGAACAAACAGAAATATTGGTAAAGTCAGGGAACAACCTCAATGGGTTCAATGACTGCATGTATTCTATTTTCCGATTATTGCCAAGAATACCATAATCTTTCACAAAATTCATACTGACCATATTACCTTCAATCATTTCACGGGTCACTTCATCTTCTGTTGTAATTCGGACATATCTTGAATAACTTGGATTTTCAATAAACTTGATTTTACCATTATTGAAAATATAATAGCCACAGGTAGAACCTTTATCCGAAAATGTCAGGTGGAAAGGTGCACCACAGTACAATATATTTCCCTTATGGGATGGTATGTGAAGATGACCAGAAATCACCTTGGTAAAATGGTCAAATTCTTTCCGAGGATAACCACCAAAGAAATTGCTTTTGTAAGTTGCAGGAAATCCATCAATTTCAATATGAGAAATCAGATACTCCTGCTTTATCTTACTGATGTCAACTTTTTCTGTTGTCCATGGAAGAAATGCGACATTATCAATCGCTGTTATCTTATCAATTATCCTAATATTGGGCAAACTTGAAAAGATATACAGGCTGTTTGGATCCACTTGATGTTTATTATAAGTATCGTGATTCCCGATCAATAGAATAATTTCAAAATCCGATAAAGATGCCAAAATATTATAGGCCCGATACAGAGTGGATACATTTATTGTCTTTCTTTCATGGAAAAAATCACCAGCAACGATAATCGTATTGATATTTTCCTTGATGGCCGTATCTCTTATTGAATCAAAAAGTAATTCCGTTTGTCGTAACCAAATTTCATCATCCTTATGGATCCCAATATGTAGATCACTAACAACAATAAATTTTTCCATAACAAATTATTCTTCCATTTCTCTCCTTTGATTATCTTCCACACGTTTTACAGCTAATTCCTCATCATAAAGATGTTCAGGTACTTTTTTCAGCAAATCTTCATAGTTTATTGCTGTCTGAGCATATCCAATTTCTTCAACGGGGTTGCTCAATAAAGTGCTTTTATAACATATGTCTCGGATCTTTCCCAACTTCTTTTCTTCTTTAATGGTGTACTTGAATGAATTTTTGATTATTTCTGTAATATAAGCAAATGCATTGGACGATCTTTCTGGTTTGAAGCTTTTCATATATTTGAGACAGGTAAAAACAGCATTGGAAATCATATCTGACCTCCAAGTATAACCAGCAAACCTCCCCAAACCAGAATAGTGTCTTGCAATAGCAAGAAGCATTTCACCCAAGCGTTCACTACAAACTTTAGTTTCTTTATACAAAATTATTTCTTCTAACAGGTCGGCATTTTTCACATAATGAGTATTGTTTTTCTTGGCCATCAGACCTCCTTTCTACCATAGAATTATACTTCACATTATACACACTATCGATCAGATTGTAAACACTTTTATGAAGATTTGATCTCTACTGATTTTTTGATTTGGGATAACTGTTGATTGGATTCCAGAAATAGTTTTTTTATAAAGGCTTCATATTTTCTTTTCACTCGGATTTTGGATGGTAACACTCCCTCTGAAAGACAAAGGGCAAAGGAATGTTTACCATTGTATACCAATTTCAATTCTTTATTGATACGTTCAATCAGATTCATTACTTTTGGTTCATCATATCTTTCTTCAACAAATGAAATCACATTGCTATAATCCCGTGGGTTCTCCACAAGTTTTATGGACATTGCACGGAACTCATTTACTTCTTTAGGTAATGGAGAATACGATAGATATTTCAATAATCTCATTTTATCCTACCAAAGTGAAATTAAAGGATCTATCCGCTGCGGAAACATCTTCTGTTTTCAACCAAATTCTTGTTGTACTATCAGTATAATATTCTGAAATTGTATTTATTTGCAACCCACCGGAAATATGTACCGTAACTAATGGATATGCTTGATCAAATCCATGAACCGCTTGATAATAAAAATCATAACCAGTGGCAGGCTGTCCAGCAGATACTTCGGCAAAACCAGATGAAAGCACTCCTGTTACAGTATAGATATTTGGTTTAGCGGTCCATAATCGAGCTTGATTATTACTTACCAATTTATCTTTTGTAGTATCTGTATCCCCCTCATCAACCTGACTATATGCCATCGGCAAATAAACATTATCTACTCTTCCTGCAGTAATCGATCCATCTTTACTCCAAGTAATATCAAAATACATTCCTGTTGGGTAATCATTCGGGTCTGCCCAAAAATCAAAAAATCCAGTAATCTCTGTATACATCATACCTGAAGGAATAGCAGTAAGAGATACATCTGTTTCATAAATGGTAGAAGGAGTTAATGTACCTGTATCATATACATTGATTTTTGCATAAGGAACTGGTTGTTCTTCTTCATTCAATAGATACTGCCAATAATGAGCGCGTGCCATATTTATAACCTCTTTCTAATTTTGTAATATAGTTTCAAATAAACACCTACAGGTTTTTCAATAAGACCACAGTAAGTATAAAACAATATATTTCCATCTTTATTATATATACCAATTTCTCTTATTCCATATTTATCATTTTCTTCATCAACAGAATAATCCAAATTTTCATCAATATATAATGTAATATAATAATAATCATCATCTTCATCAATATCCCTATCCAATATCACAAAAACTTCATCATAAGGATTCTGTAATACGTTTGAAGGAATTGGATTATAATTTGGACCAGAACTACCATATCCAATTTTAGCATGACCAAATGTATAGCCACCACGAAAAAGGTCATTAGCCATTTTCTTAACAAGACAGTATCCGGTTAAAGGTATATTTCTGGACCCAAACGATATAGTAAGATAATCTTTATTAATGATTTTAATTTCATCCGGATAAACCATATGATCATCTGAATCAAAAACTTGAACCTGGAATGCAGCGCCATTCAAATTATGCATAACACTTACAGTTCCAGCAGAAGGAACAGTAAAATTATAAACAGATGCTGAAACTGCCATAAAATAACCTGATACTGCTTCACTAAAAGATATAATAGGATTTGGTGGCCAACCTATATCTGTTTCATCTGGCACAATTTTAGTCAAATCACCATCAACTATTTGAACTATTTGATCATATCCAACGGGGTATGATGCAGCTGAAATTGTCCAAGAAGATATTGGTGGAGAAATTGTTTGATTTGTATCAGCTTGTGCTAAACAAACAAATCCATTAAATGGTTTTGAAAATGTTACTCTTACAGTATTTACCGAAGTAATTTCTGCTTCATATGCTTCTACCATTTCATTATTCAGATTAAAACATTGTACAATAACATTTTCTGAATCAAACCCATGAAAAATATTAATAATTGTGGTTAATGCTGGCTGATAATGAACATAACAATCAGGTACAGGATAGTTAGGCTCTAACAAACATCTTGTAGCATATCGTACTCTACCAAATTCGTATAAATCATAGGTACTTTTGGTAAAATCTGTTTGTGTACCAATAACAATACCATAATGATAAACTCTGGAAATTGGCCTTAATTTTTCCCACAATAACTGTAATTTATCAATAATATTCTTATTGATAATAAAATTATCTTTTACATATGGACCTAATGGCTCCGTAGATAAATCCATTTCTATCTTTACATGAGGAGATAATGTTTTTCCAAGGTTATGGACCCTTTCTAAATATTCTTCTGCATATTTTGCACCTTTTATAGCGACAAAACCGGCCTTGGATGTTTCCCAATCAATTACAATTTTATCTGACCATTTAATATGTTTTGAAGCAGATGGTATATATGATATATCATCTTCAGCATCATAACATGTAATTAAATTGAAATCCGTATATTGATAGTGTTCAACAAGCCATGATGCACTGGTTTCGGTTTGAACGTAAAGTTGGTCCGGCTTCCCGACTAAAGCATATCCAGATGCTGCTTCAGAAAATGTTATTGACAAATTATTATTATCAATTGCTAACAAAGTATATGCACTTGGAGTTACAGTAGTATAATTACTATCCAACACCGTAACAACACAATATTTTTCATCTTGATTGTGTTCTACATTCCATATTGTATTTGCGTCTAAATTAGAATGAACATAATCAGCTTCTGTTGCAAATATATATCCAGGTAAATAACTTGAAAAATTAGCAGTTGTAGAACTTGGAGAATTTACAAGTGATGAAAAATAAACATCACCTCGATTTTCAGTTGGATATATATTATATAAATCATCATCCCAACATTGAACCATTGCTTTTTCAACAGGTAAATTATGGTTTAATATCCAATAATCAGGTTTTGTCAAAACCTTTACAATAGAAACAAGGCCATATTTGTAACCAGGAGTCCAATTAATTGTTAAATGATTTTCTGACTTTATTATTTCTTTAGGATAAATAATACGATTATCGGAATCATATACTGTTACAATAATACCTTCACCCAAATCATGATCAATTTCCCATGCAGAAACAGATGTTTGCTGATTGTGAATATAATCTGGCATAGCAAATAGTGCATAACCATCAACCTTTCTATCTCCAAAATCAAAAGACATGGTGTTTTCATCAATAGCAACAACAGAATCAGGAATTATTCTCTGGTAATATCGATTCAAGACAGCAACAACAGGAAGAGTTTCCCCAAGAGAATGGGAAACCGTCCAAACTTTTGCCGGATTATTCTGAACATGTGTATAATCTGAAAAGGCGACTTCAGCATATCCACTTACAGGAACTCCCCAATCTACCCTCTGTTGTAAAGAATTTAATAGTGTAGACTCTTTTGGTATTACATTTTCATTATTAATCCAAGGTTGTACCAAAACATAAAGTTGTCCACTATTATGAGAAATAATCCATGGATCCTGTCCTTGAAGAAATTCAAATTCCATAGACAATGCGGATAATGTACACGATACGGTATCAACAACATAAGGATAATCTTCATTACCATAAACAGGATAAGGAACATCAATACCATAATAATAATTATTAAAAATACTACATGGATATATTGTTCTATAAAATCTTCTGCCAGCACCGGCAGAAATTGGAACAGGATAGTAAAGTCGATTTTTCGTATAAAGATGATCTTCAAAGTATGGATATGGAACAACATTGTTTTCCAAAGGAATATGCCATCTTTCATATACATTCAATCGATTTATTGTTGAAGTAAATAGTTTCCAAATAAGATATATTTGTGTATATGTACCTTTTCTTTTCAACATACTAACCATTCTGTCAAGGTATCTTCTTTCTAATGTACTGTCACCTAAAAGTGGCATATCATATGATTCAAGCAAATACATCAAATATTTGTCAATAACTTCATGTGGATCAGATAATGTAAATAAGTTTTTTATTTTATTATAAATTGGTTGAAAAAGCTGGTCAAAAGCAACACCTAAAAACTCATCATATTTTTCAGATCGGTTATGTACTGGCAATGCTCTATATACATAATCCTTAAAATGATCAGAGTATACATAAAGTTCATTATCTTCACGGCCTTTGTACAGTTTTCCAAAATAAACAAATTGTTTATTTGTGTTGATAAAAGAATCAAAACCAAGTGAAATCAGATAATCATAAAAAGGTTCCCCTTTACGAAGGTAAACTTCCGAACCACTAAAATTATCATCATCATTTTCTACAAATAATCTCTCCATTGAAAATGTAGAACCATAAAAACCTGAAGATGGTACCAATTCAAAAACAAAAGTATTATTTTTACCGGATCCTTCATATGTATCATTAATATCTTCCCGTGAATAAAATTTTGATGAATCCATATCTTCAGCTGATGGTTTGTAAAGAACCTTTAACTTGTAATAATCATTTGATGTACGAATATACAAATTTGCACCATAACCACCCAAAACAGTTATTCCTTCATTCTGTCCTCTTAAAGAGCAAGCGCTTGTTGGTGGTTGATTATATGTAGGTAATACATATGAAGAACCATCCATATCTTTACGGTTAAAAAAATCCTTCAGTACAAAAAAAGGTGATTCTGAAAATTTTGACATATCTTAATATTCCTGTTCACATGTAATTGTGTTTAATACCGGAAATTGATTGTAACCCAATTGTATTCTTCTTAATCGATTATCATATGATGTGGAAGGATCCGTCATATATTGTGGATATAAAACAGAGCCAACCTCTTTAATTGTTGTATTATCACAAATAACATCCCTTATCGTTAATACTTGTAAACCCCTAATACCCACAAACTCATTTGTTGAGGATTCTATACTAACATCCATAACAAAATCTATCATATCTGTATATGAAACAATATCATAAAAATTTCTATTTGTTGATTCAAAGTAATATTGTAATTTTGCAATTACATCGGCTTCGACTTCAGCAAATGTATAATTTGATCTTATTTTTAACCCAATAATAAATGAAAAATAAACCAAATCCGGTAATACCCATTCTTCATAAGTAGTTAATATTTTTTTAGGTTCAAGATATTCCATCAATGTATTCTTCCAATCATCGGCATAAGCAAGAGGTACAATTGTAGCTGATATAATTCCTGAAGTTGTAGAAATAGTGTTTGTTCCCCATAAATCCGGAATAACAGAAATATAAATTTTATTATAATCAGCTGTATTACCGGAAGGTGAAATATCTTGTTCTCCCCATACAGTCGCTTTTACAACATCTGACCGACTTTCCAAAAATGAAATATAATCCTCCCGATTTACATTTCGGAATTGAGAATGTGCTGTACCAATAGCATTACTTTTTATTTCACTAACACTTTCCAAATCAGCACCACCAACAGACGGATCATTATTGGTTACAGTAATGTATGAATTATCAATCCATGTTGAATTTGAAACATCATATACAAATTGTGGTTCAGGTAAATTAATTGTACCAGAAGGCACATTTCCATATACACCAGATGATTTCAACAAAATAATTGATATTTCATCTTGATTTTTTGGAACAGTTCTATCAGGAGAAAACTCAATAAAATATCTTTTATATTTGTCAACCTTCATCATATATACTTCCATTTCATCAATCAATCCTGATATGTTTTCATAAAAATCAGATAAACGGATCCATGGAGAATCATTCACAAAAAGAGCAACAGAGGGTATATCATCATCAATATCATCATCATAATCATAGGATTCGAGAGGTAGATATAAACGATAATCTGATTCAATATCAGCACCATAATAAGTAAAAGCTCTTTGAATACCCTCTCGGGCTGTTAATGTTATTGTAGAGGAAGACAATCCTGTTGAAAGAATTGTTGATGTATCAACCATATTATTGAAAACAATTGTATCACCGGTAGAAGGATTACTCAAATCAGTACAATATATTTTTTTCCATGAAGGAATTAATAACTGTGTGTTTTCAGCCAAGCCAGCAGCAGTAACATCAACCGTAACTGTTAAATCACATCTGGAAGACCTGTATCCTTGAGGATTATATCCTGCTAATCTTGCCAACATGTGGGTAGTTTCATATAATTCTGAAGTTGAAATATAGTTATTTTTAGCAACCATGTTTATATAATATGTACAAAGTTGTGTTAAATACGCAATCAGTTCAATCAATATGGTTATATTGTTACCTTCAGCATTTACCCTATATTGACTATAAACAGGATTTTTTAACAGTAATTCTTGCAACACACTTTTAGCTGTTGCAAAATCCATATCAAGATAGTTTGGTACCAAAGTTTGATTTGTTATTGCCATTTTAATTTACTCCAATAAAGTTGTTTATGATTCTGAAATCCTTGC